TGTTTGGTTTATTTTATATATCGAGAGACAGAATCTTGCAAATTTAGTTTTGACAAAGTTGAATAGATTGTATGATTCGTTTACAGTATTTACACCGATGTAATTATACCCATTCTCGAAATCTGAAAAAATGATATTATCGATACAATGTTGATCTTGACAATATATCAATTGAAAGAAGTCAGGATTTACTTTACTAAGAATCGGTATATGACCGGAAATACTTACTAACTTTACATAAATTTTAGATTTCTTGTCGTTCTTCTTTCGGTAGTTCATATCCTCGAACGATATATTCATTCTACTAAAAATTTTATCCCTAATACTTAGTACAATATCATTACCGTGCATGAATACGTCGTCAAGTGTAGTATATTGTTTTACTTCATTGTCATTAACGTGTGAATATATTACATCTATAGTTTTATCTTTTATTTTGGTTACTGTCGTTATACTAAGTGGTATAAAAAAACCAGCATTAAAAAGTTTATTTCCATCTACAAATTTCAACATTGATCTATATTCCGAAATAATATTCTTTATTCTTTTGGTCTTAACATTATCTTTAGTTGGTTTTCTATTAATGAATGGTGTACTTGGGTGAATATGAATCATAATACCACCATCAGTAAGATACTCGAACGCGTTGTTAATAATATCGATGTGCAATCCTTGTTTATACGGTGGGTTTCCCACTACTACATCAAATTTCATATTTTTTAATTCGAGTGTTACAAGTATAAATATAAAATAGAAATTTCAAACATTGATTTTCACGGCATTATTTTCAATTATTTTTAAGGAATAGATGTACAGGGAACGTTTCTAATACATTATCTTTAGTTTATCCATATCTTACTATTACTTTTAATATATCATCCCTTAAAATCGTTCCTAGTACTATAGGATTCAATCCTGTACTTAATTATTATAGTAAGTCATGTTACTCATGTATCTATATTATTGTTTTTATTAAAATAAAAACTGGTATAAGTCCTATCTATACTAAATCAATAAGCTATAATAAAATAATATACCAGGTATTCTTTACGTTTACTGCAACTATCTGATATGTATGTGTGTACTGCGGTACAATGTGAGTTAGAGACACATCAAAAAATATATTAATAATCCTGATTGGCTTAAGAGCTCTAACCTCTTTTGACAATTGGGATTTTTTTATACAAAAATTTTAAATTATGACTTACCTAAGTAAAGAAGATTTCCACTCAAAGTTGGAAGAAGATTATAATAATCTGGATATGGAAACTGATATGATACCAATAATAGATGAATGTTATGATATGGCTGAAAAAAACAAAGGACATAATATACCTTATACCAATGTTGTAATTAAAATCATTGAAGGAATAAAGAATCGTGGATCTAGAAAATGTACGTTCAACCAATGGAAATGTATTTCAAAATATCAGAAAGTAAATAATAAGTTCAAAAAAATAAAATTATGAGTAAAGAAGTAAATGCATTCGAGAAGTATCATGATGATAGACGTGAATTTTTAAATTATTTATTATGTTGGTTTGAGTTACATAGAACTGATATGTTAGAAGATGAATCCAACTTAGTTGGCGATTATATAGTATTATATCCATGGAACACGGATAATGATAAGAAAAAAGTTAATCGTGTTATCAATAAAGTAGAAAAGAGATCGTAATGGATAAGTTCGCTATTACACATAAAGATGCTGCATTGATATATAATCATATTCAATCTAAGAAACGATCACCAAAAAATCAATTCCTTAAACGTATCAAGGTTATGGACTGGATCAATAAAAAAGTTAGTAAGACTGATAGTGGTATAATAGCTATCCATCAGCATAACTTAGCTAAGAAACTGGGTATAGGAGTTGCTCAAATTAATAGTATAATAAATGAATTAGCATTTAATCTACATATTATACAAAAAGAACACGTACATATCGCTGGTATAACTTCTTGTGGTTATTCTACTATAAACAAATGGGATACTGGTGAATATATTCACGTGCACTGTCCTGTCAATGCTTTAGATAATATTTCTACATTTCTGCAGAATGATAATGATAATGAATTTGTTAATCAATATCTTTCTAATATGGATAAGATATACATTCCTTATTTTATAAAATCCTCTAATGATTTCTATACTGCAATATTACTTGATAATTCTACTGGATTGCCAGTTGCAAATTATATATCTTATATACCTTATGATTCCGATAAGGAATTAGACATAGTAAACGAACCAGTAGAACTGTATAATATACCAGTAAAAGAACAAAGAAAATGGATAAACAATTTAGGTATAATAACCCAGCCAAATAAAGATAATCGAGTGTACCAGATATTGACACAGACAAGTTCAGTATATAGAAGAAACTTCAAATGGAAGCATGACAATGAATTACTTGACTTATTACAAACCGATATGAAGTCTGCACAAGTAGTCCTATCATATCATAAATTCAGAATGGAAACAAAACAAGAAGAACCATTCATAAAAGAACATATAGACAATGGTACGGTATATAAAGTTATGATGGAAATATTGGAGAAGACTGATAGGGATGAATTCAAAAAGGAATTATTCAAAGACTTTCTATTCGCTGGACATTGGTGGATGAGTAGAAAAAAGAATATGATATCACAAATGATTAAAGATATGTATCCAAACTATTGGAAATGGGTATATCAAACAAAGAAAAAAACAAGTAGTAGTGAGTTTTCACATATGATTACAAGATTGGAGTGGAAGTTCATACGTAACACGCTCAAGGAATTGTATGGGGAAGGTGTACCGTGTGTTTCACTACACGATAGTATAATATACCCTGAAAGTATAGACCCCCTTTATATCGAAGAAAAACTAAACGTGGTAGCCAGAAGAACATTCGGCTCAATCATACCTATAAAATCATCAAACCTATAAATTATAAACAAAATGGATATTAAAAAAGTATTAAAAAAGCTAAAAGAATTTGATAATAATTCATCAATTGGAAAAAAGAAATCAGCAGCTGCTTTTAAAAAGATGAACCAGAAGATTTACAATAATAATTTAAGAACCGAGACTTTCAGAGATTTATTCAAAAAGGTACAAGGACAAGAAAATGATTAAAAAATAATTGCTTCAAAATCGGTCTTTCCGCTATCCAGCTCATATTTAAGATCGTACATGAGTACAAATTAAAAGTGAACAGTTATGATTAACAAAGAAACGTACGTATGCAAAAATTGTAATATTGAGAAGCCAATCGATGAATATCATAAAAACAAAGGTCGAAAAGAAGGTAGACTTACCCAGTGCAAGGTCTGTATACTTTCAAAAATGAAATCAAGATATGTACCTGTTCCAAAGAAACCTAGAAAAGTAAAAACAGTAGTTGCGCATACAGATTCCAAAAAATGTAAAAAGTGTGGTGAAGTAAAAACTCTTGATAATTTCTATGTCAATACATATATCAAAAGTGGCCGGATAGCTAACTGTAAGGAGTGTTCACGATCATCTAAAGTAAAAGTTGCACGTTTAAATTCAGGCCTAAAATTTACCATAGAGGAAGAATATACGCCATTGGAACAGATAAAATATAAATGTGACAATAATATCGATTTCCAGCGTGATTTTATAGATAACCGCACATCAAGTCACTCTTACATTGCCTATCATAACTTTATAAAATCAAAAATGGCGACTGAATTCAATGAAAGAAACTTTGAACCTAATTCAATAGCTCATAAACTTATTGGAATAGGGTATTCAGAACTCATATCACAACTGGACGCTAACGACTGGGGATTTTCCGTAGGTATGTATCAAATTTCACTAGACCACGTTATATCACTCGAAACAGCTGTAATAGGTGGCAAGTTAGATGCTCCGAAGTACGAATCATTGTGGCACCATTCTAATTTAGTGTTGACACCCACTATTTTCAGGGATTTTGTAAGATTCGGTAAACCTATACAGGAAATAGAGCTTTTATTGTGGCTGGAAGGTACAGACTGGTGGAGCGGAATACGTCCCCCGTATATTCCAAAGTATATCCATGATTTAAAATTTGATATACAAACCTACGTAGATACAGATTAAAAACCACTTTTTTGATGAAATTTACGTTTTTTTATAAAAAATAGTTGAAATTTTAACGTTTTATTTTGTTTTTAAATATTTATAGTAGTAGAAACACTACGAATAACAACCAAAAACAAAATTAAAATGACAAAAATTAAAGAAGTATGGAAAGATGTTCCACAGTACAAAGAAGCATATCAAGTATCCAGTCTTGGAAACGTAAGATCTTTGGATAGAATAGTATATACTAAAAAGGGTTCAAGAAAATTAATAGGGAAAAATCTAAGTACATCAAAGTTGCCGAACGGATATATGCAAGTAGGAATATCCTATGATGGTGTAACAAAAAACTACTATACACATCAATTGGTAATGATGGCTTTCAAGGGATTCGAACCTAATGGTAAATTTTTAATTGTAGATCATATAGATTCGGACAAGACTAACAATAACATTGAGAACCTACAACTAATTACCCACCGCGAGAACCTATCCAAGGACAAACGTAATTCAGGAAGATACAGTAGTGAATATGTAGGTGTAAGTTGGAACAAGAAAATAAAGAAGTGGGTATCGTATATCCAGCTGGATGGTAAGATAAACTACTTGGGTTCTTTCCTTGATGAGCTTGAAGCACATTTAACTTACCAGTTCGAATTATATCACTACAAATCAATGAACAATAAATTTTAAATTAAAAGTTATGGAAGCAGAATTGAACATATTAATATCAGCAATCGAAAAAGCACAACAACGTGGGGTATATACCCTGACGGAAGTGTCGACTATTCTTAAATCGATAGGAACGTTAAATAAAATTATGTCGGATATGTCACTTACAAAAACAGAAGCAGAATGGTAACGGACGGGCGGTTTTTTATTTTTTGTCATTTAAAATTTTACGCCCGTCCCAATACCAAAAATTAATAAATGACCGAATATTTACCACTTATATATAAAATCAGTAATAAATTTCCTAAAAAGTATCGTAATGATCTGGTACAGGAAATGTTTATAAAAATGCATGATATAAAAAATGGTTATGATATTGAAAAAGGAACGTTCGTAACGTACCTCTACAAGAACTTATATTATCATTCCTTACATTATGTACAGAATAACAAAATAATCCATCAGTCGTTGGATGAGTGGGTTACAGATGATTGTAATGATGAAAGAAGGAAGTCGGATTTACTTGAAAGCACTGTAAACGAGGAACTACGATTCGAACACCGCGATTATTTGGAACAGAACGATAAAAGATTTACAATAGAAGAACTGTTCATACGTGAAAAATATTACGAGTTGGATTTATCGGTACGAATGATAATAGATCTATATTCACCATATCACGGATTTACATCACCTACTACAATATACAAAATATTAAATAAATGACATTATACAAATACCTTACTTCATCCACGGTAAACCCAATATTAATAGAGTTGGTACGAAACCGCATCACGAGTTCCACGAACGTAATCAAGGAACTAAAAATATTCGAGGATTACCTAGAACTTACCGGAAGGGAAATGGATAAGTGGAAATCATTATCCATCAGACATAATTTATCGGAGTCTACGGTCAAAAGAATATTGAAGAAAATGAAATCACGTATAAAGTAGATTATAAATAACTTGGAAGTAAACCCTGTATCATTACGATATGGGGTTTTTTTCATTGAAAAATATATACATATATATTAAAAGTTCAACCAAATGGACTGTTTTGGTAAATTATCCTATAAAACTTACATATAAGCTTATAGGGAGCAACCCAAAATAGAATATATGAACACAATCTATATAACAGGAGTAATTGGAAACGATGTCACATTAAAAAGTGTAATTTCTCAATATAACTCACTTTCAAATCCCCAAGAGGTTGAAGTAGTAATCGATTCCCCAGGTGGTGGTGTCGATGAAGGTCGTGCAATATACAGTTATCTTAAAAACTTACCCGTACCAGTAACTACGGTAGCCAAAATGGCGTTTTCAATCGCATCCATTATTTTTATGGCTGGTTCAAAACGTGTAGTACTTTCAGGTAATGATCGTGTTATGATACACATGCCATGGGTACGGAATGCTACAGGTGGTAGACTCCAACTTGAAAAACTTACCACGGAACTACAAATATTGGAAGATGAGTTCGTAGAACTATACGGTTCAATTATAAAAGCTGATGAATCATCGATCAGAACTTTACTTACGAACGAGACATATATAAGTTCAGATGATGCGATTTCCCTTGGTTTCGCAACAGAAATTAGAGAACCGTTAAGAGCTGTAGCATTCCTATCCGATGCAGAAGAAAAACCAAAATCAAAATTAAATATAATGAAGAACGCAAATATTTTAGTACAAGCTTTAAAAGCTTTTATAAACCAATCAACAGTAGCTCTTGTACTTCAAGATGCTAATGGAGTTGAAATTACATTTCCGGAAGTAGAAGAAGGAGAACCTGCGATAGGTGATTCCGCAACAGTGGATGGTTTACCTGCAAATGGTGAATATATTTCCCCAACAGGAGAAACTTGGGTATTCGTGGACGGTTCTTTAACAGAGGTCAAATCAGTTGAACAAGAAGATGAAATCGATGATATCGACGATATCGAATCGACCGATACTGAAATGCAGGATCTTTTAGAAAAACTGTTTTCAGCAGCAAAACTTGAAACTACTAAAGAAGTAGAGGTATTGATCGAATCACTTAAAAATGATAACCAAATTCTTAAAGATGAATTGGTAGCTGTCAAGAAATTGATAGGATCGGACGATTTCAAAGTGGATGTAGATGAATCACAACCTATTGCAAAAACAAAAGGTGAAAGAGCAGTACAAATACTTAACTCACGAAGAACCAAATAATAATTAATAACTAGAACTAAAATAACAATAACATGGCATTAGACTTACAGGCACTAACCGCATATACGAACGAAAACAGAGATTCGATAATCGCAGGAGCAGTTGCAGGAGCAAAATCAGCTCAAACATTAAACCTTCAAGTTGGATATAAATCCGCTGGAGCAATCAACATTATGGATACTTCGGTTACCTTCCAAGCAGATGTTTCTGGTAGAACACCGAACGATACTACTACTTTCTCACAACGTATCCTTACAGTAGGAGCTATTAAGATAGAAGAAAATATCGATGTAAAAGCATTAAACGCTTACTGGACACAACACGCTCTTAAAGCAGGTTCGGCCGATGATGTATTTCCATTTGAACAAGAATGGACAGATCGTAAAGTAGCCAAGATTTCTGAAACATTGGAAAAAGCTATCTGGCAAGGTGACACCGTCAATACAGGTTCTGCGAACCTTAGACATTTTGATGGTCTTTTAAAACATATCGATGCAGACTCAAATGTAATCGATGGTAACACTGCTAGTGTAACTACCGCTATCACTAAAGCAAACGTAATAGGTATTATGGATGATGTGTACGAGGCAGTTCCTTTACCTGTATTGGAATCCGGAGAAGTAAAAATCTTTTGTGGATTCGATGTTTTCAGAACATACACACAGGCGTTGAAAGACTCTAACCTTTACCACTACTCAGCTAATAACTCAAACTTTGAGATAGAAGTACCGGGAACAGATGTAAAGATAGTAGCACTTCAAGGATTATCTGGAACTTCTAGAATAATCGCTGGTAAGACTGATAACTTCGTACTAGGTACAGACCTTGAAAATGAAGAAGAAGAGTTCGATGTATGGTACTCTAAAGAAGATAAAGTTGTTAAGTTCGATGCTCAATTCAAGTATGGTACTCAAATAGCTTTTCCAGAACAAATAGTAGAATTTACTCTAGGAGCATAATCTACGACACAATTATATAAGGGGGTTCTATACCCCCTTTTAACCCATAAAAACTAATATACAAATGGCTTGTAATAAAAAAGTAACCGCGAATCTTCTTTTTGATTGTGCAGATGCACCAAAAAAAGGTTTATCCGGGAACAAAGCAGTAATAATTAATTACTCGGATATTGACTTTACCGAAACAACACAGAGTGGGGCTACGATTACGGCCCTTGCAACTGTAAGTGGTTCAGCCGGGTTTGAGATACAATGGTATAAAGAACTTGCATCAGTTGCGACTTCCTTTACACCGGATGCTGAAAACGTTGATGGATACGCACATAGCTTCCTTGGTAGATTATCTACCACAACCGCTGAAAGTGCTGAAAGAGCGAACGAACTTAAAAATGGTAGATTCGTGGTAGTTGTAGAAACAGAATATAAAGGTGTAGACCAAGCGGATGCATTCAAAGTATTCGGTATCGATTCAGGATTGGAACTATCCGAAATGGCGGGTGACTCGAACGCAAACGGTGGTTCACTTCTATTTACACTTTCCACAAGGGAAGGTACGGTAGAAAAGTACCCTTACTCAATATTCTTGGATGCCACCTATGCTAGTTCTTCTTTAGCATACTCATCTAGTTTCGCATAACTATAAATAGGTAATACTACCTATATACATAAACACGAGAATTAAGGTAGCTAGGTTAATCCCAATGCTACCTATTCTTTATTATAATAACCAAAATACCAAGATATGTCACAATTTAGATTAACTCAACCCGATATAATGTATAAAATACAAAAGGGTAAACCAGGGATAATTTCCAATGCTAACATAACTGATGAACTGGCTATTGAATTTCTTACATATGATCCGAAAAGGATAAGTGTGTTCTCAACATACCCAAAAAATTATCTAGAACTAATATCAGATGTTCCTGTGGATATAACACCAAAGACAGATGTTGTAGATCTTAACTCATATAATGTAAAGGAACTAAAGGAATTATATCCTGATGTGAAATACGGATTCGGTATGAGTAAAATAAAGTTCATAGAAAGTATTAATAACTCAAACCCATTATAAAATGAAAATATTTTTTGCTGACATCAAGGATACAATATTAGATGTTAAAATGGACAGAAGGAGTGAAGTATGGTCATGGGGAAATGACAACGCATTTCCAAGTTTAATAGAAACACTTATAGAAAAATCGGTGACATCAAAATCATGTGTGGATAAAGTAAGTTCCGCAATTTACGGTAAATCGTTCGGTATCACTGGAAACGTAGTAGTTAATTCAGACGGTCAAAAACTTAATGAACTACTAAGATTGGCAGCGAGGGAGTTTACAAAACACAATAATCTTTTCATTTGGGTCGGGTATGATGGAAACTTTGATATAAACTCGATTAAAGTTGTACCTACAAAGTATGTACGCCGTGGTAAATCGGATGATAAGGGATACAACGGTAAATACATAGTATATTCCAATTGGGATAAAAGTGAAAAACAAAGAATAGAAAGTAAACACTTCAAGACAATCGATAGATATAATCCTAACAAGACAATTATCGCTACCCAAATAGAAAAGGCAGGTTCAATTAGAAAATATAGGGGACAGATTATCCATGTACAACAGGACACGAACGAAAGGTATTCCAAATCGGACCTATATCCAGTCCTAAGTGAAGCGTTGTTAGAAAGTAACTCACAAATATTCAGAAGTATAGGTGCTAGTACAGGTTTCCTAAACACTAAACTTATGGTGGTAAAACCTTTCTCGAACCAAGAGGATAGGGAAGAGTTCCATGATCACTTAAAAGATTTACAAGGTGCTAGTAATAGTGGTAGGGTACTTCTATTGGAATCACAGACACCAACGGATGATATATCCAAGGAAATCAGCCTTGATGATCTATCAAGTAAGTATAACGATAAACTGTTCGAGTACTCGGACTCACAAGCTAGGAAGAATATATCCTTAGCGTTCGGTGTTCCTGCATCGTTAATGGATATATCCGATAACTCACTTTTCGGTAACTCCGGAGAGTTGATACGTGAAATGAAATTAATGTTATGGGAATCACGTGAAGAAGATCGTGATATGATAGAATCAATATTTTCAGAAATAGCGGGAAAGATGTCAGAACCAATTCAGGAACTAAAAATTATTAACCCATATATACAAGAATAATGGAAAAGTTTATTACATATATAGATATTAGAGACTCAAAAAGTATAGGTGGTAAGATCCGTGAAGAATTACTGAACGAATGTATCGATCTGGCACAATCGATAGAACTATATGATTTTTTAGGTGACCTATATTTTGATGTACTTGAAAACTATAAAAGTACCACATACCACGATTTAATGGAAGGTAGTACATTTACTATCAATGGTGATAAATTTATCCAAACGGGATTAAAATCTATGTTGATCGATCTAGCGTACGCAAGATATATACAATCGGTAAGTACAAATGTGACACCGTTCGGGATAACCACAAAGACATCACAGGATTCAACACCGGTAGATAGGAATATGATAAAGGATATGGTATCACAGATCCGTAGGGATGCTGATATTAAGTTCATTATGATCAAGAAGTATTTAACCCTAAGTAACGATAAAGACCTGTTTAAGAGGTTTTACAGAGGACAGGATCAAATCAATAATACATCACAGAACTTTAGTGTGGTAAAGGGAAAATCAGGTAGTAGAATCGGATATAGTCGTAAAGGTTATAATAACGATTATTACAGATATTAACCACAGTACAATTAAACTTTTTACAATGAGTATAGCAAAATTAGATTTAACACAGGATAGTGAACTAACCATCCATATAGAACGTGGAGTCGTGTATGCTCCAAGTATTAGTGGTTTTACTACACTTGATACAGGATATACCCTGGTATTGAATAACATCACGTATACGGTAGGTAATGGGCTATCCTTAGTGGACACACAAACATTAAAGTCAATAGTATGGGCATTGGATGGTGGTGATTACCAAGTAGGTATTTACAGAGGAAATATAATATCCGACTCCAGAACTGCTGGTACTTATCTTAATATACAAATCGTGTTAATCGTAGAATAATGATAACAGTAAAATCTAACATTCCGGAACAAACATTGACCGTAAACGGCGGTGGTGCAAAATCAGTACAACTAAACGTCAAGGATAACTTGAACGATTTACAGATTTTACAGTATCCTAATGTAGATATTACCGTAGGAGTAGGTGACACCACCGAACTAAACAATTTTACCTCATCCATTCAATTGGAAGTGGACTCATTGACTAGTGTGACGGGTTCATACCTGACAACTTTACCAAGTGGAACAGTATCGGGTTCAGTTCAAATAACCAACGGAAGTACTTTACTTAGTGGTAGTAAAACAGATATTAGTTCATTAAACACATTCACAAGTAGTATACAGACAGAAGTAGATGGTATAAGTTCAGCTACAAGTTCATATCTAACAACTTTACCAAATGGAACAGTTAGTGGAAGTACTCAAATAACCAATGCTTCAACCATATTATCAGGTTCAAAAACTAACATTACATCACTTAATAACTTTACAAGTAGTATACAAACAGAAGTAAATGGATTGAGTAGTGTGACTGGTTCATATTTAACTACTTTACCAAATAACTTAGTTAGTGGAAGTTCACAACTTACGGGTTCATATGATGTAAGATACCAATTAAGTGGTAGTGCTGGAGGAGCGGATTGGAATGTCAATCTTGATAATATCCCTGTCGGAATAATTAGTGGTAGTACACAAATAACCAACGGCTCAACTATTTTAAGTGGTAGTAAAACTAATATTACTTCGTTAAATAATTTCACTTCATCTATACAGAACGAGGTGGATTCATTGACTAGTGTGACTGGTTCATATTTAACTACTTTACCTAGTAATTTAATAAGTGGTTCATCCCAACTCACCGGATCATATGATGTAAGATACCAATTAAGTGGTAGTGCTGGTGCAGGAGGAGCGGATTGGAATGTCAACCTTGATAATATTCCATCAGGAATAATTAGTGGAAGTTCACAAATAACCAATGGTTCAACTATATTATCAGGTTCAAAAACTAACATTACATCACTTAATAATTTCACAAGTTCAATTCAATCAGAAGTAGATGGTATAAGTAGTGTGACTGGTTCATATCTAACTACTTTACCAAGTGGAACGGTTAGTGGTAGTACTCAAATAACCAATGGCTCAACTATTTTAAGTGGAAGTAAAACTAACATTACTTCGTTAAATAACTTCACAAGTTCAATTCAAACAGAAGTAAATGGATTGAGTAGTGTGACTGGTTCATATCTAACCACTTTACCAAGTGGAACAGTTAGTGGCAGTACTCAAATAACCAACGGTTCAACAATATTATCAGGTTCAAAAACTAATATCACACATCTAAACACATTCACTTCATCTATACAGACAGAAGTAGATGGTATAAGTTCAGTTACTTCATCATATTTAACTACTTTACCAAATAACTTAGTTAGTGGTAGTACTCAAATAACCAACGGCTCAACTATTTTAAGTGGAAGTAAAACTAATATTACTTCGTTAAATAATTTCACAAGTTCAATTCAATCAGAAGTAGATGGTATAAGTAGTGTGACGGGTTCATACCTGACAACTTTACCAAGTGGAACAGTATCGGGTTCAGTTCAAATAACCAACGGTTCAACAATATTATCAGGTTCAAAAACTAATATTACTTCGTTAAATAATTTTACAAGTAGTATTCAAACAGAAGTGAATGGATTGAGTTCTGTAACTTCATCATATATAACTACTTTACCAAGTGGAACAGTTAGTGGTAGTACTCAAATAACTAATGGTTCAACCATATTATCGGGTTCAAAAACTAACATTACATCACTTAATAACTTTACAAGTTCAATTCAATCAGAAGTTGATGGATTGAGTGCGGCTACTTCATCTTACCTGACAACTTTACCAAGTGGAACAGTTAGTGGAAGTACTCAAATAACCAATGGAAGTACTTTACTTAGTGGAAGTAAAACTAATATCACATCACTTAATAACTTTACAAGTAGTATTCAATCAGAAGTTGATGGTATAACTAGTGTGACGGGTTCATACCTGACAACTTTACCTACGGGTACAGTTAGTGGTAGTACACAAATAACTAATGGCTCAACTATTTTAAGTGGTAGTAAAACAGATATTACATCACTTAATAATTTTACAAGTAGTATTCAAACAGAAGTGAATGGATTGAGTGCGGCTACTTCCTCGTATGTGACTACCGACACCGATACAACGTACACAGCAGGTACCGGTTTAGAATTGACAGGTACTGTATTTTCACAGACACCACGTACCATCAACGGAACAACTTATAACGGTTCATCGAACATTACTACTGCTAACTGGGGTACATCAAGAAATATATCTATTGGTGGAACTTCCAAATCTGTCAACGGTTCAGGTAATGTTACTTGGACAGCCGCTGAAATTGGAATTACAAAGTCGGCAATCGATGCATTGAACATTGATGCCGATACATTGGATAGTTTAAATTCAACACAGTTCCTACGTAGTGATCAAAGTGATACTATAAACGGTAATCTTACCGTTACTGGTACGATAACCGCAGGAGGTATGATAACTGGTACAGGTACAATACCGTTCAATTCACT